GCGCAACGCCGAATGATGCAGATTGCTCATTGGTCCGCGTTCATGTTCCAGACTAGCGAGAAGTTTAACCGCCGGACTATGTTTAAGGCAGGTTGGGATTTGGCTATGGCCGATCCTACAAATCCAGTGTTGGACGAACTGCAGACAATCCCGAAAGGAACTGAAGAATGAAAATTACCTTATGCGGCTCAACACGTTTCATGGACTTATATCATGAAGCCAACCTACGGCTTTCCCTCGCCGGACACATTGTCTACTCCGTAGCCATAAGTGTCAAAGGCGATTGGACACCAACGATGGAGGCGAAATGTGCACTAGACATTGTACACTTGAGGAAGATCGACGAAAGTCGTGCGATCCTCGTCATAACAGACGACACAGATTACATGGGAGAAAGCACCACCCGTGAGATATACTACGCCAAGGCGCGCGGCAAGGACGTTTTCGTCCTCAGCGACCCGAAGGACCGGGAGCACCTAATCACGGGCTGGGGGAAGGAGGACTAACATGGACGCGATTACGAGAAGAGAGTTCTTCCTTAGCCTCGGCTGTTTAGCAATAGCCGTCGGTGCACGCTTACCTATTGGCACGAGTAAGGATGACTTTTACTACCGCTTTCGATACGAACTCTTTGGCACGCGGTACTGGACGAGCGGCTTGGTAAGTTGGCATACATTCTCGGCTGTAGCTAAGACGCATCCTGGCTTTAATTTGGTAAGTATGGCGAAAGTCCCCCTCTACATAGCCGAAAAAAGATACGCGCGCGTTCCTCGTAAATTACCCTATCTCATAGTGGGGACGGAAGAATGAAATACTTTGGAAGGGAGGACTTCGCCGAGGGAGGTACGTATCCTATCGGGTTCCACTGGGGATATATATACAACTACGGCACAAGGTGGAGTTTCGCAGCAAGACTGCGCATGGAACACCATGTATGCCTCCGCATCCCCACCCCTCTCCATATGGTCAAGATGGCGTATGGCGAGAACCTCTATCGTGTACACGAGTGGACAATCCTAGCTTTTGCCGCGTGGCCTTATAAAGACTTCCCAAGCAAATTCCGTCACCGCTGCGGACATTTCTGGAGTCCTATCTATGGTAGCTAAAACCGTCCCCCTCCCCAACGTCCGACGCCTTTTCATCCCCGACCCTGGCTACTACATTGGGGAGGTTGATCTGTCCGGCGCCGAAGCCCAGATCGTAGCGTGGGACGCGGGGGACGAGGATCTGAAGGACGCCTTCAAAGCCGGCCTCAACGTACATATCAAGAACGCCCGGGACGTATTCCCGGAGAAAGTGAAAGGATGGAGTGATGAAGCGATTAAGGCGACGGATCACGCAGGTGGTGTATACTTTCATTGCAAACGCTGTGTACACGCTACTCACAACGGCGGTAAGCCTAGCGGACTGGCTCGAGAGATTGGAATTACGGTGGGAGAAGCAACTTCCTTCCAGAAGATATGGTTCGGACTCCACCCAGCGATTAAAGCAAGAGAAGGACACATTCTCGACTGCCTCCACGGTCGAGTACCCGGAAACCCCGCCCGCACCTTAACCAACCCCTTCGGCTATCGGATAATGTTCTTCGACCGGGTGGAAGCAGTGTTTACCGAAGCCATGACCTGGATACAACAATCCACCTGCGGCATTAATTGTCTTCTAGGCGAACAAGCCCTCCACGACCAAACGCCTTGGGTAGAGAAACTCCTGCAAGTCCACGACTCCATCGTATTCCAGTTCCCCATGACCCACCGCAACAGAATAGCTGAAATCCACACCGCCCTTCATTCAATAATAATCCCTTATCCAGACCCCCTCCTCATCCCCTGGAAGCTATCACTATCAACAGAAAGTTGGGGGGCCGCCTTGGCGGCCGATTGGTAAAAATTAGCGGGTAAAGTCTCACATCTGCGACGTTACCCCGTAACCTATGCAGGAGTAACCCACCTATGAAACTAGTAGTTATTGAAAGCCCTTACGCAGGGGATATTGAAGCGAATGTAGAGTATGCACGGCGATGTGTTCGAGACTCCCTTGAAAGGGGAGAAGCACCTGTCGCCTTCCACCTACTCTTTACCCAACCAGGCATCCTTCGTGACGAGGTTAAGGAGGAACGCCAGTGGGGGATGGATGCAGGCCACGCGTGGATAGAAAAGGCAGACCTTGTCGCTGTCTATACTGACAAAGGGATCTCCAGAGGAATGAAATGGGGTATGCGAGTAGCGTACAAGTATCTTATTCCAGTTGCCGAACGCACTCTAGACTAGCCCCTCCTTCCGTGCCCAAACGGCATTTCCTTAATTGGTTAACTGGCTACGGCGAGTACACTAAACACTCGGAGTCGCCGGACCTATTCCACTTCTGGACAGGAGTGTTCACCATCGCCGGTGCCCTCCGAAGGCAAGTGTGGATAGACCAACGCTACTTCCAGTGGACACCAAACTTCTACATCGTCTTAGTCGGACCCGCGGGGATCGCCGCAAAGTCAACATCATTACGGTTAGGTACGAGTCTCCTTCGCCAAGTGGAAGGGATTAAATTCGGCCCCCGTAGCATGACATGGCAAGCATTAACCCACGCCCTAGAAGAAGCTTTCGACCTCGTACCTATGGGAACAGCAATCACCGACGACATGGTTCCTATGTCTTGTATCACCTGTTCCATCACCGAGCTAGGAACCTTCCTTCGTCCTGAAGATAAAGTAATGATGGACGTTTTGGTCGACCTTTGGGATGGGCAACAGGAAGTGTGGGACCGGCGAACTGTTTATAAGGAAGGGCAGGTGACTATCGAAAACCCTTGGATCAACGTCATGGGGTGTACCACCCCCTCCTGGCTTAGTGACAATATGCCTGAAGCCATGATTGGTGGCGGACTTATCAGGCGAATAGTCTTCGTCTATGGAGATGAGAAACGCCACCTCGTTGCCTATCCATCGGAGCTACAAGATGAAGCAGAGTTCCTCGACACAGGAAAGAAGTTAGTTGAAGACCTCACTATCATATCCGAGATGAAGGGGCAGTATTTCCTAACCACAACGGCCAAGAAGTGGGGCACCGCGTGGTATGCGAGGCTGTGGGAGAAGAAACCAGAGCACATGGTTTCGAAACGCTATGAAGGATACCTCGCTACCAAACAATCACATGTCCATAAACTTGCTATGGTGCTGGCTGCGGCTCAACGTAACGAACTTAAGATAACCGAGGGAGACCTAATCGTAGCTAATAATATGATGACAGGACTCGAACCGGCGATGCAGATAGTGTTCCAATCCATCGGCGTCGGAGACACATCGCGGTTGGTAATGGAGATCCTCGCCTACGTACGGGCGTATCGCCAGATCCCAAAGAAAACCCTCTGGCGGGCCATGCTCCATATCATGGGGCCAAAGGAGTTCGACGAAGCAACTACCGCCGCGGTCAATGCAGGGTACTTACGGATCGTCCACATCGGGACAGATCTGATGTATTGTGCTGTTGATAAGGAGGAGGAGAAGAAGGGATAATGTTTGGAACTGCGTGGAACTACATTAAGGAAGTTTGGGCTGGGGATGAAGGGGGGGTGCCCCCCGCCGACCCTAAATGCAAGCACTTAGACTTCGAGTTGAGAGGACACAATCTTATCCCGCAGGGTGTCTGCCTTAATTGTGGGGGGTACTTCGACTTGCGTGAAGGCTTTCGCTCGAAGGGTTGGGATTTCGTTAAGTGTAGCGTATCCCTGGAGGATAAATCTAACGTGGATTAATCGTCTCCACATCCTCCACTTCAGGAAATAGCCTTTTAATATCCCGACTTAATACCCCCTGCCTCTTAGATGCCGGAAGCCCCGCTTCGAACAACCGCCTTCTCCGCATCCGTTCTCTTTGACTCTGCCTGAGTTCTCTCCCCGTAATATGGAACCCAGGAAATGCCACGCCTTTATTATAACGCCTTATAGCTGCAAGTACATCCCCCACCACACTCTTATCCCCAACCGTTCGAGCATGATCCATCTGCCTAAGCAACATCCCACGTTGGATAGTCCAGAAAGCAATAGCCTCCTGCTGCATCCTTTGCCTATCCCACTTCCTACTCAACCTCGTAGGTTGAAACCCGAAGAACTGCCCAACTACTTCAGCCAGCTGTTGCGGGTCACTCACATCGAAATCAATCACCGTAGCGCCAGTTCGGGTTCTCTCCCTTTCTTCCTCACCAAACCTGATCCCCTTCAAGGCGTTCTTAAATGCCCGAGGGAACGCACGTTCATATCGCTTACTGTCCCCCCACGGCAATTCATCCTCCGAGAGAAACTTAAGCAGGTTAACACCAATCCCGGCAGAAGCGCCTAGCGCAGTCGTGACAGCACGCGAGAAGGTTGCATCGAAACCTTTACTTGGCGAGGCGAATAGTTCTTCAACCCCAGGGATAATCCTCCCCAATCCAACACTCGCACTCATATCGAATTGAGGCATGGGGATACCAACTATATCTGCCGCCGCCGGGATACCAAACCCAACTCTCGAAATCCCATGGAGGATCAAGTCTGGAGAGATACTATCCTCTCCTAAAATATCCACCACGAACTCCCGCGTAAGCCGTTCAACATTGACGTCTTTCCCAAGAAGTTTCCTCGATGCAAACCTTACAAATGCATTAATGTCCTCCGCAAAGGGAAGTCCCATCATCCCTGCCAAGACAAACATCATGAGGAGGAATTGTGTCCTCCCGCGATCATGCGCGGCGAAGAATACCATCTGCTGGACGAAGGTGAAGAAGGTGAAGATGACACCCTTTCTTCCTCGCATGAAACGGGGCCGGGCATGTCGCGAGTATTGGAATTGCGTTGACCATACTGCATCCCTCCCTGCAAGGTAGGCCCGAGCTTGTTGTTCCTGCCCCTCCCCCAGCACCTTCATCAGGTTGCTAAACTCTAACTGATTAAATTCCTGCAGTTCGTCCAACACTGGATTTGTAGGATCGGCCATAGCCAAATCCCAACCTGCCTTAAACATAGTCCGGCGGTTAAACTTCTCGCTAGTCTGGAACATGAACGCGGACCAATGAGCAATCTGCATCATTCGGCGTTGCGC